CTAATTCATCTTCGTGGGCATCAAAATCTAAAAATATTCTATCTATAATAACACTTGCTTCAACTGGCATTTTTTCTGTAAAGTATTCAAAATCATAAACAGTAGTATATACATTTGTTCTATTATTATGAGACTGAACAAATTGAATATAGTCATTCTTTTGTGTCATCTTTTTTCTTTTCATCTGTGGTGCGTTTCTTATTTGGCTTCCCGACCAAACCATTCGTGGAAATTTCATTGTTATTACCTCCAAAATCAATTGTTGCTGTATTTAATAATTCTTTAATTGTTTCTGCTACTTGAAGTTGTAATGTATTATATACTATATCTCCCAAGACATGATATAATTCCATCCCAACATATGACTCTTTAATTCTAACTTCATTGGCTAAATTAAATTTTTCCATGAGAGTTAATTCTTCTGCAAGGTCATTACATATTGTAGTAATTGTTGATTTTAAGTCTGCTATTTCATTAAATGTCCAATTCTTAGAAAGCACTTTCTTTTTAATTAACTCCTTCATTTCTTCACCTCAAACTTATTACTTCTTGCTATTTGACAGCATAACCTAATCTTTTGAGTTGATTCAAGATTCCAAAACGCATCATCTTCCCACCCAAACTTTGCTTCAATATATCTGCATAGTTCTTTTCTTGACATGTTTTGAAAATCATCATCAATTTCTAATCCTAGAATTGGGCCATCTTCATGTTTAAGCATCTTATCTAAAAGAACATATACTGTTCCCATTATTTTTATTGTTTTTCTAATTGTCCATTGTATCATTTTATCACAACCATGTATCTGTGTTTGCCGCTTCGCATATTCCAAAATAAGAACAGAAGGAACAAGTCTTATAGTAAAACTTAGCATCAAATTGTTCTCTTTCATAAGAATATATGAGTTTGGCTATATTAGTCATTACAGAACTCATTGACCTTTTCTTTACTGGTTCAACAGTTATATGGTTAGCGGCTGGATAATACCAACCCCAGTGACTTACTTCCATGTCTCTATTTAATCCATGTTTAGCCAAAACTTCTTCATCACAATTTTCTATCATTAGTTGATAGAAAGCCATCTCTTGTCTCATAGATGTTCTCTTATAGTCTTTCCAACCGCCCGTCTTATATTCAAAGGGAATAAGTTTACCGTCTTCAATAAATATACGGTCAATAATTCCTTGTAGCCTAACGGTATAAGGGCGACTTAATTGCCATTCTTCGTTATTATTCCAAGCCCCTCCCTTATATGGGCCAATAGGAATAGTTACTTCACAATCAAATATTCCTTCATTAACAATAGGTAAGTATTCATCAATCTTACCTTCAGACTTAGCCTCAATAAAACGCTGTGCTTCAAAAGCCGCCACTGTTAAAGATATGTCATAATACTCATCTACTGGCATAAGGCCGGTAGCATAATCTATTATTTCTGAATTGTTCATAGTCTCTGCCTTTTTAACATCAAAATCATTAAAGAAGTCTTCACGATAATTATGTAAAACTGTTCCTTTACGCATCGCTTCTGTTTGGTCTTGGGGCAATCTCTGTATGTAATTATACACATACTTTTGTGGACACCAATTAAATGACCCTAATGAAGACTTACTAATCTTTAGGATGGGTTTAGAAGGGTCTGTATATCCTTCTGCATTCCATTTATATGTAAAATCTCTCATTGATGCTATCTTCGCTTTATATTTTTCCTCTGTATTCAAAACCATTCCTCCAAACTTGTTTGTAATCTCCCTGTGCGAATACTTGATATATCCCAACCCATAGCCTTGTATATCGGCTTGGCTTTATCAATAACTTGGTTCGCATAATGTTGCCAATCAGGAGAATAATTAGCAAAATCTTTTAATTCAGTACCAGACACATAATCAACTGGCTTCCTTTCTCTTGTAAGGGGATGAGTATAATAGTCATTAACCCCTTTAACTTTTAAGAAAACATAAGAGTCATCAAAAATAGAGTCTTTTTTCTCCCAAGCATATAATACTCCGGCTATACCGGAACCTATTGAGGGCTTCTTTTCTTCAAGAGTCCTAAACTGCTTAGTTTCTGTTGAGCATTTTTTACATACTGAATGCTTTAACTCTATACAATCCCTAAGATGATATTTCATACGACATTCAGGGCACTTTACCATAAATCTGTTAGGTCTTAACCTGCTTCTTTTGATAATATCATTAACTTCTATTTCTCCGTTTATTACGGAGATATATGTTTTATGTAGATACTTAGTAAGTTCTGCTTCTGATTTGTTTTCAACCCACATATTGAGGGCTTTTATCTGTATTGCTTTAGCGAGTTTTGTTTCACTCACTCTTTTAGCAGTAAAACCAGTCATAGTGAATTTTGGCTTATCTAACCAAACTCCATCCTCCCAAGATACTAAACCAGCATTTCTATTCTTAGTGGTTCCTACACCTAATGCTGAAAAATACTTTTCAAATTCTAATTGGACAGGGTGTTCTTTTAATCCCATAACATTAGGGAAGTGTTCTCTAACAGATGCTTCTATTTCTTTAATAGCAATTTCAGCAGTTTCAACTGAATCTATTTGAACATAGATTGAATCAGTATGTCCATAAACTACTTTCATTCTTCCTCCCCCGAAGCCAGCCACATATCAAAAGCATTAGGTAATTCCTGTATTATAATAGCCCTAATTTCATCTCTCAGATTTATTTGCCCTTCTATCAAAATATCGGATAATCTCCAAGACATAGATTTTTTAATGCTATTAAATGCTTTCTTATCCTTAATTATCGCTTCTGCTATTTTATCTGCAATACCAGTCATTCTAATCCCTTCAATTTAGCGAGTATTCTTTTTTCTATCTTATCAGATATAGTCTGATGGTTAATAGTCCAAGAGTCAATCTCATTGATTTTAAGAGTATCTTTTACATCGGATTCATTAACCAACTCGGATTCTAATTTCCATATTCGCCCTAAAATATCTTCTTGATGACCTACTAGCCGGTTAATTCTATCCACTAATGCTTCGTTTTCCATTGTTAGTCTTTCAACTGCTTTATTTAATTTATCTATTTCGTATTGATTCATATTATCACCGTCACTATTGTTATAATGGTTGCTATGTTTACGATATTTACCATCATTAATATCTTGTTACTTCTTGCTATCATAGCCAGCAATTCTTCTAATAACTCATTCGTCTTGTCCATCATCATTATTAACACCTTGTTCAATATCAAGAATAATAGCATTACGCTTTAAGTTATTCATCATTTGAAATAGTTCTTTTATTTCTTGTAAAGTAGTATTCCAAGTTTCTTCTGTATCGTATGATACTTTTACTGTTACATATTTTGTCATTGTCATTATAATACCTCCCTATAACCGCATTTATCACATTCTAATAAACCTTTCTTAACTGCGGGATAATACGATGCTTTCTTCTTTACTTCGTATTTTACTAATTTAAGTGTTCCTTCTTTACATTGTAAACATCTCATACTTCCATCTCCTTTGCTTTGAATGCCGCTAATCTAATTGCTTCTCTAGCACTTGCTGTTATACTTGCGGCTAAATCAACATCAGCCCATCCAAAGCCTTGAAAGGCAACAATTCCGTAAAATGAGGCCATTAATCTTTTTACTGCCATTTGATTATTATACCACTTAGCATATTCTCCATTGTCTGATTCTCTTGCCTCTCGCATAAGACGCTTATATTCATTCCGCAACTCCTTCAATTCAAGTACCGCTTTTGGCAATAAACCAAGTTCATCTGTTTTATAATATAACATCTTAACATGCTTAACTTCGCTGAAATCTCTTGGAGTTAAGATATTGACTCCAAATGCAGTTGGTTCTTCTGACTTAGTTTCAAACGATATATTGCGTGAAATCATCATACTAGGATATAGACCAGCGAAATCAAAAGCGGCTACATTAAGATGTAATCCGTTTGTTCCTTCACTTAATGGGTCATAAATCATGGCTCCTTCATACTCTTGTCTATTCTCAACCTTTTTACCTGTTGGTGCTTTCCACCAAGCATTACGCATAAAGTAAATAGAACCCATATGACTAGCATAGAAACAAGCATCGAATGGTGCTTTTAGTAATCTTTGTAATGAAAGTATTGCTTCGCTACAATAATTTGTTTCATCTAGTTCAACAATCAACTCTACATCTTTAATAGCATAAGATAAATAAGTCTCTGTATCTTCTAACCATGCCTTTCTATAAAATTCATTTGTATCAGGAAACTTTTCTGAAACCAGTTTCTTTTTATTAAGAACCATATTACCGATATAATCAAGACTTAAAGATGGTAGCGTACCCCTTTGAGAATCATTCCATTGTCGCTCAAAGGCTACTTCTAAACTAAGGGTTATGCGGCCACCTATGGGCTGTTCTATCGGAGTGAATCCTTTTTCAGCATAAGCAAAAGAATAGCCTTCCTTCACCTTCTTTACCCCTTTAATTGAACCGATTGGAGACATTACACAAGGGTTTAATCCAAGAATACAAGCCCTGTTAAGTAATTTAGGAACATCAGCAAAATTACCAAACCAAGCAATTAACATATCGGGGTCTTTTACAACCATAGTTGTCATAAAGTTTTCAATCATGTCTTTTTCGTTAGAAAAAATAATAGTATTACTCCACTTTGCTGAATCAAAAACATTATCATCAATAGGCGTTTCATCAGGAAACCAAACCCACTGAAAGTAGTTTTTATCATAATTATCATACATTACAATAGTAGTAATCTTATCATGATGTTCTCCGCCTTGTTGCCATTCCATATCCCAATACCACTTACGCATATTGTATTCGGGCATTTCCTCTATTTCATCTACACAATATCTAAAATGTAGTGGAACATCTGCTTCATAGGTTTTAGAAAACAACTTTCTTGCTTCTTTAATATCATAAGAATTTTCTACATATACTTTCTTTAGAGGTACTTTATTAATGTTAATTGAATCACCAGTAACATACTCAAAATCTCTAGTTAGATACTTAGAAGGAGAATATGTTCTTGGTTCTAAGACATCGGCCTCAACAAAAAAATACGGTTTAAATTCTACCATATCAAATCGTCTTTCTCCATTTTCTCTCCAAGACTTATATATGGTTTTGCCGTCTTTCATCTTATTTATTATCATTATTAATCCCCGTTAACGGTAGGTGCTTTGAGTAATACTCTATCAGTAGAAACTAATAATAGCGGAAACTCATCTCTCATGTATATATTTATTAGTTGAGGTGAATCAAAGAAAGAATATACTGCATTACTAAACTCAACCGTTGCTGGTTCCCCAATAGGAAATACAGGAGTAATTACTTCCTCATACTTATTCATTACATTTTCTCTAGAAGAAACAGTAAGAAGGTTGTTATTGTAATCAAATTTATATATTCCACTTTTAACTATTTCACAATTTTTAATTGCTTCCTTGAGTTGTTTTTGAGTAACAGTAAATGCCCCTTCAAAGTTAGAATTACCGAATGTAAATAATGTTTCGGGTCGAATCTCATATCTAATATGATTGAGCATATTTTTTAATCTATTCAAAGAATCAGCATTTGGATGAGTAACTACTCTAGGTACTGATGCCTTTTTAACATCACTATTCATAGCAATAAAATCACCAATAGAAAAGGTTACTGTTTCTTCAAATGATTTTAGATAAGGAATAATAGTACGGCTATCAACACATACTGTTCCATCTATTGTTTCACCTTCTAGAACAATATCAACCTTAGCACAAAATGTAGCATTGGCATTCCAAACGCTTAAATTATTTCCACTAACTACAATATCAGCGTATGTTCCAAAAGAAGTATTACCGAAACCATTTCCTGTTGAGCCTTTACCTTTTACTTGTACGCTATCTAATGCTTTACTTAGTGAATCACAATCAACTGTAAATTTCATTCATTTCACCACTTATGGAACATTACGAGGTTCTTACTTTGATTTAGGTTATAAATATCTTGCATAAGTCTTCCATAAGATGAAGGCTTACTTTCTCCATCCATAGAATACTTTTGTCTCTTTTCATTCAGTTTTAATTTAACCATCATTCTTTTATGGGAATAATTCTCATTCTTAACTATTCTAATATAACCATCAATAAATCTTGCACTTCTAGCAAAAGGAACATATGGTGCTATTTCAGCAAGATAATTAATAAAACTATAAGCAAATTCCATATTATCTAATTCTAGATTGCCTCTTTTAAAGGCAGTTAAACCACCCTTACTATAAATCCTACATAAAGCAGTATAATTTAATCCACTCTCTAAATGAATATCTTTTAATATTTCATAAGGTTCTGCTAACTTTTTATCATCATTAGATGCAAAGAAATCCACATAATTATTTAGACTCCAATTCTTTTGAATAGTATTTAAATCAATAATAACATTAAGACTGTCTCTAGGAACCACAATTGCAGGAATTATTAGACCTAATTCTTTAGCCGCAGTATATCTATGTTGTCCGTCAATAATAAAATATCTATTTCTATACTTAGTAACAGTAATAGTTGTTAAAATACCCCATTTTTCCATGCTCGTTTTCAGTTTAGCAACAGAAGAAGCATTTACTTCTCGATTTCCTGTAATAAACCCAATTTTATCATTAGGCTTAATTTCTATTAATGTATATTTTGTTTTCATATTAATCCCTCTCTTAGTTCTTTGATGCCATTCCATGAAACATTACCTGAACCAACAGTTAATGTTTCCCAAGTCTTACCGACTAATTCGGTATTAGTCTTACTACTAAGTAGTTCTGACTTATATACGACATCATTCTTTTTGCGTGTTCTTCGAGTATTAATAATCTGATATAGATAATCGCCCCAGTTGTGCCAATTAGGTTTAGAACCTACTACTTCACCAGTTGCACCATAATCTGCTTTAGCATGAGTAATATATATTTGGTCACAATTAAGGTTCTTACACATCATCAGTAATGAATAAAATGGAGCGTTTCTTTTACCCCATTCAAACTTCATCTTTTGGGGCTTTCCTATCTTAGAAGAACCTGTTACATGAAGTGTGCAACAATCTAACCATTTGTCTATCCCATCAAATACAAACAAAACATCTTCACCTTGCTCAATTTGTTGCTTAACAAACAATACAAAATCTTCTGAATTTGCTTCAGACTTTTGAATATCTAATTCACCATTAGAGTTTCTAACTTCAGGATTCCATAAGGTAATTCTATCAGTCATTTCATGATTCTGTCGCCATGTTGGTTCGCAACCATCATCCCAGTCTAAAACATATATTTGTTTATTAGGAAAGTCTAAAGCCAGTCCACTTTTAACTGTCTTAGGTTCGCCCCAAATACCGCAAATTAGACGGTTATTTCTAGAAAGCCTTTCTTCCGTTTGTTTCTTTAGTTTATCTTGAAATGCAGAAACTCTTGTATTGTTCTGCATATCATTCGCTACTGCTGTATTACCATTGTTACTTGTTAATCCCATATTTAATCACCTTTTATTTCATCTATTTCTATTTCTATTTCTAAGCCTCTTACATTAGTCCATTGAATCAATAACAATTGTAAATCATCAATATCTCTGCTTACATATCTAGCCTCTTTGTTGCCCATATGTAACTTAACCCAGTAAGTACCTTCTTCTTTTTCGTTCTCTTTCCAAGTTATAAAATCAACATTAAACAGGTCAATAATATAACTATTCTTTTTTAGTAAATATCTATTTTTTTTAATATCTTTCATTATTATTTCCTCCGTAAAGGTATAGGCTTCGCACCTAATTGAGTGTCAATTGCTCCACAAGTCACACTTACCTTGCTAAGTTTCTAATCTCGACATGAATTCTGTAATGTCGCCAACGCATCATACCCCACTATGTTACCGAAAACAATAACGGTACGGCATTTCTAGGGGAGATTAGACGGAGTTTCATTTCAAAACCAATCAAAGTCTTCCTCAATCGGTTGAGATACTTCAACAGCATTACCATGCTTAATAACACAATAAACCCCTGCTACATTAATAGTTACAGGTTCAACGCCTTCATCAGTTGTTCTTTGACTTGTACGACCAACAACAATAACAGAAGAACCAATACCAAAGTCAAGAGTTAAATGACTTGGAATCCAACAAGTTGTAATGCCATCATTATCATAAGATATTTCTGCATTTAAATCAGTTAGATTAATGATTCTATTACCATTTTTAGTTGGGGTCATATTCATATTACAAACTGTACCGTCTGTAATAACAAATCTTTCCTTAGAAGGAAGTGCTTGTCTCTGAATATGCGCTCTATCCATTTCAACCAAAGGAACTAAGTGACTACTAAAGTTGTTTCTTAGACAATCCTCAAAGTCATAGTTAGACATATCACGATACAAGTCATTCTCTTTATCCATTTCTGAATTTAGAGTCAAACTATCAACAGTTAATTGTTTAGCACCATAAATATCAGTCCCATTAGAACCAAGAACACAAAGGAAATGACACCATTCAAAAGTATTTGGTGTGAAATCAACTCCGCCCTGATTCTTATATGAGAAGTAATAAGGCTGCATTTCTCCTGTTCCTAAAGAACCATAGAAAATACCGCTTCTTCTCATTTGTTCAGAAGGAAGAGGTTTTCCATAGTTATTGTTCTTACCACCGTTCATATAAACGGGAGTATTATCTAGAGGAATAAAGAATCTACCGTCTTCTGTTTCTTCTGTTCCTGAAGGAAGAGTAGTTAGAGTTTTCTCATCATATTCGCCATTATGATAGCGGGAAACAACCCACTTACCCAAAGCATTTTGATTTGCTACTGCAACAATACCCTTTTCTAAAGCATTATCCGCATCACGGATAAACTCTTCTTTCGCTCTCGACCTATTATATGCCATCATATCTCTTGCTGCATCTAAAGATACAAAGAAACCAAAGGCTGACTTGTAAAAGGAATCATCGCTGTTTCCTTCTTTATTACTATCATTACTTTGACTTCTTCGGGTATTAGCAACAAAGTTACGCCAAAGACCCTTTGATATAGGGTTTGTTGTCTCTATGCTATTTTCCGAGCAAATCTCTTCAAACTTACTCATACCTTCTTCTGCACTCAAGCCTATGACTTCAGCACCTTTTAGTATTTCATTTTTCATATTTTCATCCATATTTTTTCACCTTTATTTTTTTTATTTTTTTTCCTACAATAACTGTCCTATTAACCAAGAGGCTAATAATTTTGGGGTCATTGTATTGGAACGCCATTCGCTTTCTCCTATTGTTCGTAAGAACTTGAATTTAATATTATTGTCTAATCCTTCTGAATTAATTACCGCTTCATGTAATCCGACACAGATTTCTCTAATAGATTTACCATCGTGCAAAAGGTTATGAATACTGTCTAAAGAATTAGAATTTTTATTTGTTATTGATATTAGTAATTTATTATAGTCAGTTAAACCAATCGCTATTTGTTTGTTGAGGGTTGAATTACTAGCCTTTGCTGCTTGTAACTCGGTAATCGCCCTCCGCATATCACCGTTCATAGCATATATAAAAGACCCTATTTCATCTTGGGAGAATCGAGTTATTCCTTCACTATCAAGAATAGAAGTCATTACTTCAATCATGTCTTCATTAGAAAGAGGTTTGAAATGATAGTTTGCACACCTGCTTTGAAGTGCAAAGATAATTTTATTTCTATCATTACAAGTAATAATGAATCTTATATTAGCAGAGTATCTTTCCATAATGCGCTTTAATGCATTTTGAGCATCATTAGTCATACCATCCATTTCATCTAGTAATACAATTCTAAATGGTACATCTCCAATAGTGCCACTTTGAGCGATATTCTTAATCGTAGTTCTAACTGTCTCTAGTCTTCTATCATCAGAAGCATTTACTTCTACATAGTTATCTCTAAAAGTTTCACCTAGTATTTCTTTACTTAGAACAATACCAGCAGTAGTTTTCCCATTTCCCGGATTTCCAAAGATTAATACATTAGGCATGTTTTTTTCTTGTGCCCAACTTTTAGCATCCATAGTAAAGTGTTCTTGTCCTTTTATTTCGCTTAGTAAAGCGGGTCTATATTTTTCTGTCCATAACATTATTCATTCCTCCATATTTTCATTTCTTCTTCAGTTAAATCCAAGTATGGGGTATTCCATTTCCCACAAGGACAATCATATTTTCTATCCCATTTAGAATCATATTCTCTATAAGGCGTTCCATCTCTAAGTGTAGTAAACTTAGGATTTCTAACCATAGTTCTTACCTTTTTATTACATTCCTTACAGAAAATAGGTGAACCTCTAGCAGTTGTAGGGTCTAAAAATCTAGAACCATAAGTATGCCATTTTGAATAATCTTCTTGTTTATCTGACATATCTATTTCTCCATGTTGCCAGTTTTCCTTTTTTATTAGTTCTTTCAAAGTTATTATTTTTTGAAAGTATTACAGATATTTGTTGACTTGTAAACGAATATCCTCTTTTATTATATCCATTCTCTTTAAGTCTATGGATTATTTGTGCGCTAGATAACTCTTCGTTACCTATCAATATTATCATTTTATCTATTAGTTTTCTATTTTTCATATAAAATCCTCCAGTGAAGATTGGTTTATTATTATTGGTGTTGTTTTTTTCCTTCTTTTCTTTTCGCCCATTTTTAGTATTCTGCACTCGCCATTATTTAATTTCTTTCTTGCCCAAGTTTTGAAGTCTTCATCCATAAGAAGTTGCTGTAACACTTGTGGATTCTTTACTTTAAGTCTTCTAGACAAAGAAGGTACTTTAGAATACTTTCTTCTAGTAGGCATATTTAATCTACCTACTACATTACCGTCATGAGCATAGGCTAACATCTCATAAAAATATCTTTGTTTCCATCTTCTCTTAACTACTCCATCAATAAATAATAATCTATTAGGGTGCATGTTTTCTGCTAACCAACTAACAATCTGAGTATCAGAGGGTTTATTAAAAAGAAGAAGATTGCGAATTAACTCCCTGTCTGTTTCTTTTAGGTACTCATATACTAATGAATAAGTATCTCTTTCCCAAGTTACAGGGGCAACCGAATGAGGGGCTAATTCCTGAATTTGTTCTTTTAAGAAATCTTTAGAACCTGCTCTTTTTACTTTACACATAGCAAAGATTTCTTTAGGTACGCTTTTTTGATTAATGGAAGTAAGAACTATTTGTCCTCTGTATTTTCTAATAATATCAAGTATTGAACTTTTGTCTGGTTTATAATGAACATCTTCAATAATAATACCATGCTCCACAGGAAATGCCCCTACATCAAAATCAATATCATTAGCGTATAGAATAATGGGGTTTTCTACAAAGGTTTTTGCCTTTGTTGATTTACCCGTTCCTACTTTACCTGTAATTAATATAGTTTGTATATGTTTAATATTAGTTAGTCCCATTAAATTACCCCTTTTAATTCAAAAATTTTATCTAATCCTTCTGAGGTTTTATGTTCGTGATTTGCCAACATATTAACTACTCTTCTAAAAGTACGCCATTCATCTTTGGCATCTGGTAGTTTGTCAGGTACTAAAGTAATGACTTTAAATAGGGCTTTAATAGAACCTATGGATAAAATAGGTCTAGGTCTTGCTTTGCTTTCTATTTGTTTTTCTTTAAAACTTATACCATGCATGGCTAAAGACCTACCTAAAGCATGCAAAAAAGATGCTTCTGCTCTAAATAAGAGTTTCATTCTAACTCGATAGCCTATTTCTGCGTTATCATCTCTTTCTATATTAAAGTCCATTTTAGATGAGGACAGTATTATACCAATTAACATATCTTTACTAAACATATTTATCCCTGCATATATTTGTTGTTTTCTACCCAAAAACCATCAGGTAATTCATTTGTCTCTAACCAAAACAAATGCGCCGGTGTTATTCTCTTATCGTTTCTAGCAAGAGCATTTTTTTCTGCATTGGCTATTAAGTTAGCAATTGCAGTTTCAACCCATTCACTAAGAAAATACTTTGCCTCATTAGAAATAGTTAAGTCAGTGTTCTCTTTGATTAGTTGAGTAACATTAATCTTAGTAACTCTAGGGGCTGGCTTCGGCTTAGGTTTTTCAGGAGTAATTAATTGCCCATCTAAAATATACGGACAATACTTCTGCATTACCTTCTTTGGCCTACCTTGCTCATGTAATATATTTTTTAAGTGAGCATAGCCTTCAATATCCACTTGAATACATCTATAAGTAATAGCATCTATAATTGTCATCTCTCCCTGTTGAATCATTTATCATCCCTCGCTTGTATCAATATGGCCTCGATTAAGGCATGTTCTGCGCCTTGTTGTAGATGTTGTAAAGCAAGAAGAATAATTTGCCTTACTCTATCAGAGTCAGTAAATTCTTTATTATACTTTAAAGTCTTTAGAATCTTTATTCTCGGCTTCTCTGCATCAATAGGTTCTCCTTTAATAATACTTGCTTTTTCATATAATTTCTCTAGCATTACTTTAGATAAATGCATACTTCTTTTATACTGAGCAATATAAGAATTGACTTGCTTTAAGTCTAAGTCACTAATCTTATATACTCTACCTACTGAATTTGATATATATTCTGTATTCCATTTTGCACTGTCACTCATTCTAATCTCTCCACATCTTCTAAGGTATTAATATCTGTAACAAACTTATCGTCACGAATACGGACACATCTTGGGAACCTTAAACCAAGATTGCCTTTTTCATCTCTTGAAACTAAATCAGCCTTTACTTCTAAAACAACAATAGGTGAAACAAAGAATTGTCCATTATTAAATGATTCAATGTTTCTCCGCAAGGTATTAGTTAAATTGATTAAATCAGTATCACTAAATCCTGTTCCGCACCAACCGACTGAATGATAACCATTATTAGCCTTCACTCCTAACTCATAAGTGCCGAAGACGCTTGACCGTTTTCCTTCTCCGTATTTAGCGGATAGGATAACAACATCAAGGTTTATCTGTGGAGGTTTATATTTAGCCCAAGATTTGCTTCTTTTGCCAGCATCATAAGGAACGGTGGCATCTTTAACAATGATTCCCTCAAAGCCTTCGTTGATTGCTTCATTATAAAAGGCTAAAATATCTCCCTCTGTAATTCTGTGGGCTTGATTCGGCAAACCTTTCATCTTCTCAAGCCTGTCACTATAAGAAATATCCATTATTGTTTCATCATTTAGTAAAAGACAATCAAAAATGACCCATTTTACCTTGACTCTTTCCATAGCCTCTTGAATATTCTTTGAATGAACCCTAGTACCCATTTGTTTATGAGGTGCAGGTGCGCCATTTTCTAAGATAGGATATATTTCACCATCTAAAATAGCATTCTTTACCCCATAGCCCTGAACTATTTCAACAACATCGGGGAATTGATGAGTTACTATCTTACCCTTGCGGTTGAAAATCATAGTTTTCTGGCCCTCAATATGAATTTGGTATCTGTTACCATCATATTTGTAATCAACAACAAAATCACTAGGCCACTTATTCATAGGTATTTCCTTAGCAAGCATCGGTGCTACAAACTTTCCATAGGTTAAGTTACAGGGAGGATTTTCTTCTCTATCATAATAAGAACAAACTACTTCAACTGAATTGAAGTTAAGGTGTTTCTTTACAATTGCTTGCTTCTTTCCATAGTGTTTAGCAATAATCTTAGTTACTGTTCCAATGTTCATTCCATTACGGGGAGTTCTTAAAAGATAGCGAACAAACCATCGTCTTTCATTGGCTGACATATTTTCAATAAGAGTCTCAACAACCCTAAAAGCATCTGAATCTAGTTTTCCACAATTAGATTCTAATGCTCTCTTTACTGACATTACTCCAGTATTAATCTCTGTTTCTGCTGAAACATCAAGGTAATAAATAGCCTCACCTAAATCATTATGGGCGGTCATTAATCCTTCTATTTCATCATCGAATACATCAAAGATTTTAGCCATCCATTTCTTAGCCTTCGCTAATCCTAGATTATTAGCCATTAAACTATCTTTATCTAAGATAGATAATACTAACCCTTTATTATTAAACTCTTCAAGGCTTCTTGATATTGTCGCTACTTGTTGAGTCTGTATCATTTGGTCTGTCGCTTCCAGCATTCTCGCCATTGTTTTCCATGTCATTTTCATTCTCTCCTTTATTTGTATTTAATACCTGTAATAGCCTCAAAAAATTTGCGGCCAAATTTTGGCAAATCATTATCTCTTCTTGTTTATTTTGTTCTATAAATCTGTGCATCATATGAATTAGTGATGCTTGAGTTATAGCGGGTGCTAATCTAGCAATATCATTGTTTCCGTGTATTTCCCAATAACAAACAAATGTTGCTCTTGCTAAATAATTACCTCTAGCAACATCATTATAACCTTGATTAAAATGGTCTAGTGCTAAAGGATTCTTTTTCAAATCCTTTTTCATTACTTTGCACCATTCATCAAACTTCTTGTCATTGACGGTTATTAGATATAATTTATTGGTATTCATTCTTCTTCATCCCTCCAATCGTATTCTGCATTAGAATCATACTTAACATCATCACTATGATTATGAGGCCAACAATGACTAAACGGAGTAATTACTCTTCTTCCATCTTTAAGATAGCCCATCACGCTTAAATTAGAATCAGCAGTAAGTGAACGAATAGCACTTTTATAACTACGAATAGTATCATATCTTCCTGTCTTTACTGCTTCAAACATAAGGTCAAACGACAACATAACTGCTTTTTTCATATCTAATCTTGCATGAATAGAATCATAATTTTCTTTAAACCACTTGTGTTGAGCAATTAAATGTTCTTCTTGCCTTTCAAAGCGGGCTTTTTCTTCTTCTTGTTGTTTTTGTTCTTCTTCAACACGCATTACTTCTTCTATTTGCGCCCATTGATTAAACACTTCATTGTGTTCGTTTTGTAGCCAATCTAATATTTCATTATATCTATTCATTCTTTTCACCATCCATAAATTCTCTCATAGCCTGATAAAACTTACCAAAGCATAAATCTATATGTTCTTTTTGGACTCTACATCCTCTTCCACCATTAGGCGGGACTTTCATTTCGCTTTCGACATAAGTAGCAAATAAATCAATTATTTTACCAGCACTTGTGCCAAACCTGCTTACTGAACCGTTTCCGTATTGTCTGTCTTTATTCGCCTTTCTAAGACTTATCTTAGATTGGACTTCACTCACTCTTCTCATCTATCTCTCTCCTTAATATACTTAATAATAATTTTGCTTCTTCTCTATTCAAACGAATACCTTTGTTAGTCGGCTTATCATTTCTAAACCAACGAATATCTAAGACTTCGATATTCCAATATTTGCCCTTTTTTACTTTAACTTCCGTAGTAGCATCACGGACAATTGTTCCTATTACTTCTAATTCATCACTCACTAAACCACCCCTGTTTAAATTTATCTAATTCTTTTCTAGCAGTAAAGTATCTTGGTGTATCTAATTCATCTAAACGATTTACTACCCAACAGGCCCCTCCTAAAGAGGATACCTGTACTATTTCATATTGTCCTCCATTAATCTCTATAACTTCTAAAGTATTAACTTCAGGCACTAATCCATATTTACGAGTAATTTCTCTTGCTATATCATGTATGTTCTCAACAACATACTTAATAATATGCGCTCTTTGAATTGGTATTTTAGGGGCCACATCTATTTTAAGAGAACCTGTCATATTACAAACAATGCATTTATTTCCTTTACAAATAGGACAATGTATTTGTGCTTTATGTGGCGCAGGTAATGTTACTGTAATTGCTTTCTTTTTCATGGTTTTTCTCTCCTATCAACACTAAGCATACCGTTCTTTTCTTTTTTAAGAATAATCATAGAACCGTCTTTGTAAACAATAGTCATTCTTACAATGTCTTTATCATCAAACACGCTTATATTCCCCCAATAACTCAAGTAAAAAACTACGCATATTAATCATTTTTTGAATTAATTCTTCTTTAGAATATTTTTTCATATCTTCTGCAAATTTAATTTCGTCTCTAATGTGCATATTCATTCCTCCACCAATACTGCAACATCTGTTGAATAAAACAATTGAGCAATAGACATAGCCGCAAGGAAACTATTCGCAGTTACCTTTACAGGGTCATAAACTCCTGCTTCGTGCAAATCACTATATGTATTTGTTAGTGCATTATAACCCATGTTTGGGTTTTGCTTTCGCAAAGATTTAATTTTCTTGCATAGAACATCTTCTTTATATCCACCATTTTCTTTTAGAGTTTCAAAGGGCTTAATTAAGGCGTTACCAAACCATGTTGGAATATCTTCTTCAGTTACTATTTCAAATAGTGCCATACCCCCACCAAGAACAATACCAGATTCCAATGCCGCTTTAGTTGCATTAAGCGCATCATCAAGTCTTTCTTTAGTTTCTCTCATTTCCATAGAAGAAGAAGCCCCAACCTTAATTGTCGCTACTCCGCCCTTTAATCTAGCAATACGAGATTTAATCCTAGCAGCATCGTGACCTTTCATATCCTTTAATGTATCTTTAAGAATAGATATTTTATTATTAGTGTCACCATCACCGCCAATAAAAGTAGTGTTCTCTTTAGTAATAACTACCTTTTGACAAGTAGCAAAATCAGAAGCAGTAACATTAGTTGGGTCGTCTTTACTTTCAGCATTAAAGATATTACCACCTATTAATGATTGTATATCACCCAATTCATCTATTTGGGCATCACCAAAGTTAGGCGCAAGAATTACTGCACATTCAACAGTTTTGTTAATTAAATTCATTACTAAATTGTTAAGAGCCGCACCCTCCATACCTTTACAGATAATAAGAAGTTGTTTACCTTGAGAAGAAGCATACTCCAACATAGGTAATAAATCTTTAAATGCTCTAAAAGGAATATTAGATACAAAGATAAGAGGTTCATTAAACTCAACCTTTCCTTCTTCTGTATTACACATTAAATGACTGATGTAACCTTCGGCTATTTCCATTCCTTCTCTATGAACTAATTTAGTTTCATAACCATTAGATTCTTCAACAGTTACTATTCCATCTCGACCCACTATGTTCAAAGCATCTTGTATTAAAGAACCTAAGTGTTCATCATTGTTTGCCGCAATTGTAGCAACATTTAGAATTTCATCATCCTTTACAGGTATAGTTCTTCTTTCTAACTCTTTAATTATTTTAAGTTTCAAGCCTTCTAAAGTATTATTCATAGTATATGTGGATTCTCCTTCAAATGCCATTAAACCATGACAAATCCATTGAGCAAGAATACAAGCAGTAGTAGTACCATCTCCTGATTTATCTTGTGCTTGACTTGCTAAGTTTTGAACCATTTGAATACCCATTTGAACATAAGGGTCTTCATGATTAATATACTTAGTAATGGTTACACCGTCATTAATAATGACCGGAGGGTTATTCTGTAAAATAACTGTCTTAGCCTGTGGCCCTAGTGTTGGTTTAACTGTATTTGCTACTAAATCAATCCCTTGTAATAGTTTCTCTTTAACTTCTTTCCCTTGTATAATCATTCTATCACCGCCATTATATGTTTATTATCCATAATAAGATGCCCGTCGTATTCTTCATGTTTTGGGCCTGTATCATAAACAACTACTAAGCCTTCTAATTCAGCCATTTCAGGACAAGATACACAAGTACCTACTCCGTCATTTTTTACTGCTATTCCGCTATTACTGACTGTTTCTTCTATCCTAATAAGAGCAAATCTTCCTACTGCCTTCATTCATCATCACCTTCAAATCCACTAATACGAACCCATTGTTTCTTAGACAAATCATTTTCATCAACAAAGGTATAGATATGTTGTTTGTAAAACAAATCTAACTCTTTATCTTTTTCTGTCTTCTTTCCCCAGATAACACCCTTGTTTTTTCTTGGTGTGTTCTTATCATTAGGATGCCTAAGCATATGCTGTCTTCTTGCTTCTAATATAGTTGTTTGAGGAATAGGTACTAAATTACCTCGTACCTTACCTTCGCTATTTTTAGTAAAAACAGTTACCATTTTCATTGATTTGCCTTTATATTGTTTTGCTGTGCTTAATCCTTCTTTCATTCTTCCTCTCTCCCTCTATGCCATACTTGGGTTTCTTCATATTTATTATCAGTATAAATCTGTAATTCGTTAGGAGTTTCTTGACTCCAATAACCATAGTGGCCTTCGCCGCCTAATACATAGGCTTCTTTCATATTGTCCACATATGTTCCCCAACGAGTTACTGTTCTAATATCAGTACCACTGAAATAAGCACGACCAAATGGGTGTGTATGAATCCAACACTTAATCGGAATTGTTACCTTTTTTGGTAAATTAAATCCTGTTTCCCAATCTGCACCGACATAACTTGCTGAACCCGTTGAAATATGAATAGCATCTTTACCATCAATAACTACTTGCACTTCAAGTTTAGGTAGTATTTCAGTTGAAGCATACCATATATGCTCAAACAATTCTTTTATCTCCATACCTTGCTCATAATACGCATCAATATGTTGTTCTGCTTCTGCTCTTGCTATTTCCAATTCAGAAACATACTTATCATATCCATCATCATCATTATTAATCTCATCAAAATAGTGGTCTTTCAGTCTTCCCATTTTATTCACCTTTCAGTTTATTTAATTTCTTTTCAACCTTAGCGATTTCTCTATCCAACTTTGCTTGTTTCTTAGCCGCTTTCTTAGCCTGTTTTCGCAGTTTTCTACGCTTCCAAAAGCCAGTCTTAGCCTCTCTAGCCGCCAGTGCCTTTCTTGCTTTAATTACCTTAGAAGCCTCCATAAGTAATTCAATATGTTCGGGTTCTGTGCTATCAACAAGGCTTTCTAAACGACTTGCGATAACTGAATAAGGTGTATTAAAATGATTTCTTGCTTCGTCAATAGAATACTCATAAAAGTTACAAAGAATATCAAAATCCTCTTCTTTAGTCCACATAGTTTCTGCTACATAAGAAACTGATTGTTGAGGTTTTAGATATTCTTCAATCTCTTCTGCTTTATCTAAAGGATTTAGTTCTTGCTTATCAAGAGCAGCGAGTGCTGCTTCTATGCCATCACAGGCTTCTTTCTTAGTTGTTTTACCAAATAAAACTTTTACCATATCCTTTCTTTCTTGGTATCCCAAATCAGCATTAGTAAGAGACAATAAATACTTTAATTGCCTTCGTGTGGCTGGCTCATCTCTCCAATCTAATCCTTTTTCTGTAAATAGTATGCTACTATCACTATTCAATTTCTTTTTAGTTACGGTGCTTTTCTTTTTGGTTGTTTTCTTAGTAGTTTTTCTTTTCAAAGAATAATACTTTTGAACCAATGAACTCTCCTTTCTATTTAAGCCAGAGTTTTTTGCTTCTTCAACAGATTTACAATTCAACAAAATCTCTATCTCCTTTTTAGAGTATTTACCTGTCACTACTTTCTTAGTTTTCTTCACAACAACAGGGCTTTTAACAGGTAAAGTCTTTTTCTTTCTGTACGGTTTTGGTGCTGTTGGTTTGGTTACTCCTAATTTAAATGCTTTTTGATGTAAGTCAGAAAGACTTGCATCTGCCATAAACTTGTTATTAAAAGAAATAAGCAACTTCTTGTAAGGTACTTTCATACTTCGTTTAACTATTATATATGCTTCCATTTCCTTTGTCCATTTTTTATTCATATTTATGCCTCCAAATCTTGATTCATTTCCATCTTAAATTCCCAAGTGTGAAATACTTCGTGGCCACCTAGAAAACCACCTGCTTCTCTAATAGGGCCAATAAATCTAGCCCCACAAACCTGACAATAAGCGAGAACGACTCTCTCTTCAAAATAAGAGCCTTTATCATCATTATATTCTATAATATCTCCGATATTATCTTCTGTAAATTCCATTACGAAACCTCCCATTCTATTTCTTCTTCACATTCACAAGTATTTCTTGTGAAGCGACCTGTAATTCCACAATCTTCACATATAACCATGATTGATAATATAGGACAGGCACATTCTTGATAGCCAGAAATATCTTCTGCTGTAATAATATAATTGTCATGTATGCACTTCATATATTTATCACCATATATTCTTTCACTTCTTCATTATTGAACCATCTTTGAATCCATTGTGCGCCTAATCCTGCAATTGCTATTTGCATCATTTGAACATTCTTATTTGTCCCATCCCATGAATCTCCTTGACAACTAAATGAACCATCCGGCCCTGCTAAAAGCATATCATACATTTTAGGGTCGGCCTTATGGCTCACAAGTGCGGCATTCCTGCCTTGCGCTCGTAAGTCAAGCCATTTAATACTTGTGTTGTATAAGGTTCTTCTTACTCCTAAGTTATCTACACAGCAAATTACCAAATCATAACCTTTCATTTGTTTTTCAGTTAAAACAGGGTATTTACTAAAAGAATTAACAGAAGAATAAGAATCCATCATAACACTAGCCTTATTTTGACCAACATGACCTAATCTAAAGTTTTGATAAGGTAGATTCTTGTCTTCTACAATATCAGGGTCAGCCACATGAATATCATATAACTTTACCTTATCTAAAAACTGAACCAAAAATGACCCAATTCCGCCTGTTCCTATAATTAATATTTTTCTCATTGTAATTCCTCTTTCATTACTAATTTTCCTTCATCCATTGCCATATGCATCATTAGAAACTGCATAAGCACCCAATCATTTACATTTAAGACATCGGTTGATTCCGCATCTATTGCCAATTGGTGTAATTGTTTTGTTGTTTGCACGATATGATTATATTGTTTGCCTCTTTCCACGAAGGCCATATCTAAAAGCCTATTGCTTAATACTCTTGTACTGTTCATTCTACTCACTCCTAAAATGTTTTACCATGCATAAACTCACGGTCTTTGTTATATTCAATCTTAGCGAGAATCGCACCTGCTACATCTAAATCCTTACCAAACGCATAATCCATTATACGAATTACTGCATCTGCTAATTCTTCTTCTAGATTAGAAAACTCCATTATCTTATTTGATGAGGGGTTTCCTTCTCTTAATGCTTCTAATGCTTCACTAATCTCTGCATGAATAAGAGCCATTCTTTCTCCATCATTTACTTCTCCTTTCCAAAAACCATGTTCAACTGCATTCTTGTAAATTTGCTTCGCTACTTTATCCCATTGTTTTTCAAAACTCATTCTGCTTCACTTCCATTTAATTTAGCAAGATGTTTTGCTGGCGCACACTTAGTATGTAAAACCTTAATCATCGTTGTTGAAATGCTTTCAGCAACGGGCATAATAGTTAAACAATCACTACAAGTATTTTTATGACACTTATCGCAATTAGTTACTCCTTGTCTTTTACCACATTGGGTACAGTTTTCTTTCTTACTTTCCATATTATTTATTCCTACCATTTAAATCACCATATTCTTTTTCCTTTTATTTCGTTTATATTATTATATCCTATTAATGCTAATAGTTTTCTAGTTTCTACATAGATAGTCTTAACATTTGTTTTTGTTTTTTCTGCTATTGTTTTTCTTAGTATAGTTGGATGAACCATTCTTTTAGCAGTTATCCAGCATATTGCTGTATAGTACGCAGGGCTTTTAGTGTAATCACTATTGGCTATTTTAGTTTCAAAGAATACTAAAGCCGCTTCCGCTTCTGCGATAAATACTAAATCATTTGTTATTAGTTTAGCGGTTCTGTTTAATCTAAAATTAGGGTTGTAAGGTAAGTTACTTACTCCTACTGCTGTTTTTATTTTCTTAACTAACTTTCTAGCAGACTTGAGAGAATCAGGAAATTCTTCACTTACTTCCTTAATAGAATACTCTGTACCGTTCTCTAGTAAAGCGTAATAAACAGTGGCAGTTGCTCTTGCCTCATAAGTAGTTTTACCAAAGAGGTTTTTATTCATAAAGCGAATATATATTTCTTCTACTCTATCTCTTAGACCCATTTGAGGTGCTACATTAGTTAGAACCATATTACAATGTATAAGGCCTTCTAATATTTTTTTAGGAAGAACCGAAGCCTTCCCATGAGCATTATATTTAAATGCACCTTTACCAGTTATAACAGAACCTAGTCCTCTTCTATCAGATGAATGGACTAATTCACCCTGCGAGTTTAATATATGCGTCGTTTCTTCAAACATCTCCGTTTGAATAACTAACCCACACTCAACACAGCAGGTTTCCCCTAACCTTTCATTAAATTCTGTTTCATTACTTCCGCATTCGTCACATAGCATTCATATCAACTCTATTAGTATTTGGTTTTGCATTTAAATACCTTTTAATGGTATTTACTATTGTTATTGTGAATCTATCATTTAGTAGTGCTAATGCCCTAGCAGCAAATTGGTCGCCTAATGAAGAACCACCAGCCATATTATCTATACAAATCGGCCCTTGCCAATCGGGTTCGGATTCTTGTTCTTCGTAAATAACATTACCGTTTTCATCATGCTCATTGGTTTTTTTCCTGTCAGTAATAGTTTGCCAAACATATGTTGAAACCATTTGAATATCCGTTTTATAACCATTATTAGTTAGTTTCCAATCATAATCCTTTCCTCTAACATATAATTCTATTAATTTATCATTCTCCCAGACCCCTTTCAGTCTATCAGAATATTCTTCCAGCATTTCATTAACCAAATCAATAGCCCTAGACTCAACTAAGTCCTGTGTTCTGTTTTGTTGCAGAAATGCTTTCATTACTTCCATTTCAGAAGGTTTCGGCATTCTACCAACTGTTTTGTAAAATAACTCCATCGGAGAAGTATTCTTCCAACTTCCTCTCTCCATACCGTTCTTGTAAAAATTACAAAATACATCTAATTGTTTAAGAGTCATAGTTCCCCAAACCCCATCACTAATTTCTATGGCTATTTCACTATCACTTATTTGTTTGCAGTTTAGCCTTACTTCTATTTTATTTACTCCTTCTCTATGAATATCATACCAATGATAAGGTAGTCTATTTTCTAGACAATACTTAACATTTTCTGGCAGTTGCAGAGTAGAATACAGAGTAGATAATAATACAGCAGGGTCATCCTCAAAACAAGATTTAAAAGTTAATCTTGCTAATGCTTCTGATATACCTATCAGATTATAGGATTTACCATTAATCGAATACCTAACTCCCTCTCTACTAAGAAGAACAGGACAACCATTTATTCTAACTAAATGACTAAAGGTTTTATCAAAACTTACTTTTCTTCGGTTATACCTAGTTCTTTTATTATATTGAATTTTATTCTTCCACCAAGAAGTTAATGCTGCTTGAAGAGGGTCTTTGTGGCTTCTATCCGACATTACTGAATCAGTAGCGAAATCAAAAGTCTCACATTCAATAACGGTTTTATAATAGTCTCCTGAATCATCCGGTTTTCTAATACTTAATCTTCCCATAATCTCACATCACATATACATTCTTATTATCATTATCACAAGATTCATGAATCTCGTTTTTTATCTCTTCAGCAACCATAAGTTGCTTACCACAGACCCTACACCTTGTGGCTATTTTGCTATTTTTTCGCTTATTTATTATATATTTGGGGTTCTTTTCTTTCATTGACATTCCTCATTCTAATTAACATTTTATTTTTATTTGAACAGACTTTACAAGTTGTATCTTTAGGACAATGTTTTTTATGATATGATAACATTTTCTTTGTTTCTTCAGCATTAATTCTTAAATATTTATGAAACCCTTGACTTATTGCTTCGGGAATATCCCATAATGCGCTTCTGTATGTTTGTGTTAATCTATATATTTTATCTTTGTCATCTAATAGAGATGCCGAGACATTCATTGCTAATACTATATTCTTTAAAGACTTATCTGATAAGTCCTCACTCATTATTATTATTACTGATTCACACTCTTCGTAATTCTTGAAGAGTTTACTCATACTCTCACCTAAATTTCACACAACCCGCCAGCACAGGCTATTTCGCCCGATAGGTCAGTATTGTCTTGAGTTTCAACAACTTTAGTTAAATCAATTGTAGTTAATGATTGACTTAGTTGTGTATAGGTATTCATATTACAATCCTCAAATGGGGCTTGTTGATATGTTCCCCCATCGTAAGGCAATACAGACAGACCATTATAATAATGTCTATTTAACCACATCCATTCTGAAACTTTCTCCCATTCTCCTTCTTTAATAGAAATTGTGGCTGAAACATTATGGGTGTTCAACCCGTCTTTATGTCCTGCTCTTACCCAACGAATGCTAAAGTTCTTTACTCTTTCTAATAAGTCAAATACTGACTCATGACGAGTAATAGAGTCATTAGGTGCTTTCTGTGGAATACTAATAACTGCCTGTTCTAATGGATTAAAGAATTCATCTTCTACTAATTCAGGATGATTATTTAATAGATAAGAATAGATTGCTTCATTCTTACCTACTCTTAATCTGCGAATGTAATAATCGTTATGCCAAGCATGAATACCACTAGAAGTACCCAATACTAATGAAGTGGTTCCAGCAGGTTTAACACAAGTAGTTCTTGAAGCCGGATTAATACCAATTAACTTAGCAACCCTTTCGTTTTCTTTCTTTACTTCAAAAGCAGCCATTTCTAAATCTAAATGCTCAACAACATTTGAAGCAATACCAGTCATAGACACTCCTAATAGAGCATCTTTCTCAGTGTTCTTTCTCCATACTTCTCTTAAATAATGGAAATCAGTATATCCTGCTTGTAATGTTCCTAAAAAGGCTGCTGCTGAAACTCTCGATTCTAAATCGGCTTGGTCTTTAACATCAGAAGCATTAACTTCTGTTAAATTACAGAACTGATATGGCCTTAATGCTATTTCACAACATGGATTGGTTCCCCAATCTTTATCATTATTAAAATAAATTCCGGGTTCTCCGCTACCACTTGCTTTAATTCGTTCCCATAAATCCATAAAGAACTCTTTAGTTACTCTATGTCTTAATAGAACTGCTGAATTATTTGACCTTCCTCTTTGCGGGTTATTTTCCCACCATTTACCAGACTTAGATGAAATCATTTCCATATCATCTGCGGAGAATAAACTAATCATAGCGGCTCTCCGAATACCGCCACTTAATACTGCATCTGCAATATGGCACATTATATCGTGTGCTTGAATAGGACTTAATTTAGTTCCATTAGGAATATTTTGTAAAATACCTTCTACTTTAACTAAACATTCTCTTAATGGTTGACTTCCGGGTGCTTTTCCCCCAGAAGTTTTTAATAAACTTCCTTTAGGTCTAATATCTGAATAATCAAATATAGGAGTAGAGGTTCTAATACCTGTGTAACACTCCATTAATACTTTAATGGAATCAGCCCAACCTTCTATTGAATCAGCAATTAAATATCTTCGCTGACGATTTGCATTAGGTTGATGAATCTCTTTCATCAATTCAACATGGTGTCTTTGAACAGAATAACCCACTCCTGTTCCACCTAGTAATAGAAACATAGCCTCACTAAATGCTATATGGGAATCTATTGGCATATATGCACAATTATATACTCTATTAGGGCTAATTTCAACTGGCTTGCCACCAAATTGCATTGAACGCATAGATGGCAATATTTGTTTAGTCTTTACGAAATACTCGTAAACATTTCTAATATCGGCTTCTAATTGAGGATAGGTTTTAATGTGCATATTCATATTACGCTCAACTATTTCCTCCCATGTTTCTCTTCTTTCTAATTCTGGCTTATACTTTGCATATTTCATATGCACAGTAATATCTGATAATATTTTAATATTGGGGCTTGTCATGTTTAACACCTAAAAGTTGTTCTTTTAGGAAGTTTATCTAAAGTAGAAAAAGAAATGAGGAAATGGTCACTACCATCAGTAACTACCCATTCTTTTTCAATTAGAAACTTCCAATTACTGAAGTCATCTAAGGCTTCAGTACCGCATTCAGAGAGCAAATCTTCTGTTGAAGAATACTCTTTCCCTGCGTAATCTATGCGAGTCTCGCCACACGCATAAATGTAACCCTTACGACCTGTCGCAAGGATATGATTGTTAGCATAAAAATCCGGTTTCACAACGGCTATACCGTTCAATAAAACTGCATTTTTAGAATATGTCCATCCTTTCAAATCTAACATTATTTGAAGGGCGTTTTCGTGAATAAAATTAAGTAAATCGGGCTTCATACCCAAAAAAGGGGAAGCCAGCAAGTAATTAAACTTGCCAACTCCCCCAAAAGAGTATAGAAACTATTAATGTTCAATCAATAGTTTCCTCCAACAATTGCTGGCATTAAGTCCACTTTCGTAACTTCATCCCAATTGATGTTAGTAATCTCTTCCCTTGCTACCATTTCGCCGTTAATAAAGGCCCAATGGGTCGGGTGTGTATCTATCTGTTCTATAATACCTGTTGCTTCAAGCACTAAATCTGTATGTCCGCTATCATTTATAATCCGTAATTTAATCATTTCTAATCTCTCCTTGTTCTTCCTAGTTCCTATTCTCTATATAAACCACCCTACTCTAGAGGGTAGTCTCCGTCTGCCAATAATGCAATTAATCCTAATCCTGATGCAAATAAAAATATCCACATCATTATCCACATTGTTCCAAAAATTATTCTTCCTATCATATTTGTTCACCTTTTAATTTATTTATTAATTCACTTGCTTGTTTTCTATTATTAACTTCTCCTTCATACCCCAAGTCTTTTAAGTAATCTAGTTGTTTTTGAGTTGGCTTGTTTCTTTGTAGAATATTTACCAACTTACCTAATTGGTTAGGTGTTAATGTCTTTCTAATTAACATTCTTTCTTTAATATCTACCAAGAATTGTAATTCCCATGGGCCTTGGGCTAAAGAAGCATCGAAAGGTTCTATTCCGTAATTAGCACAAGCAAAGTCAAATTCTTGGCTTTGCTCAGTTAAAATAGTATTAGCCCTTCTTCTTGCTTGTTCTAGTTTTATTAGTCTTGCTTCTTCTCTTTCCTCTCGCTGACGAATCGCTATTTCTCTCTGCTTCTGTCTTTCTTCTTGTCGTTTAACTTCTTCAATTCTGCGCTTTTCAACATTTTCAGGAAGATTGTAAATACGATGTTGTTCTTCTTTTTCCAATTTTATCCTAAGATTTTCTGCGTCACGCTTTGCTATTCTTGCTGCCTTTGCCTTAATTATCTTGTCTTTTCTTTCTGCCCTTTCCACTTTGTATTTAGTAAAGTCTGGCTTAAGACCTTGGGACTTAACGAAAAATAATGCCAAATCTTGCATTAACTTATCATTAGGATAACCTCTGGTATTAATTTGTGCTTTAACATTATCGGGATGATTCCATCTCCAAACAATAGAAGCCATTTTATAGTTATTTGCACCAAACCTACCTTTCCCTTTCTTAACTAATTTTTTTACTGGTTCTGTTCTATCCAGTTCATTATCCCATACCCAATCAACTGTACGGGTATTATAATGTAAATCCATTTCTTTTACTGCATCAAACATCATTTCAAAAGAAGCACCGCTATCTTTCCACCATGCCTCTTGTTTCATTGATTTAACTCTTACATCAATCCATTCTTGAATTTGTCTATCGGTAATTGCATCAATAGGCAATCCTTTATCTTCAGCAATTGCTCGCATAATTAGATAAGTATTAATGTGGTCACTACCAACGCATTCTCTAATACCATTTTCTGTATTAATGATTTCAAAGTGATATACTACTATGTGCCCACATAGACATTTACCTGTTCCCATTTGTGAGTTCCTAACCCATTCAGGGATATTATCATTTTGACCCCACCAAACTTCACCAGTGGCTATCCATTCTTCTTTAGCCTCATCATAGTTGTCAGCAACAGATAACTCTACCATTCGGCGTTTTAGGACTTTATCCCATTTACCGTTGCCTAAGTTTCTTTTTGCTACTATTGTTTCTGCCATGTTTATTCACCCATCTTTTTAAGGTCAACTCTATCCTGTTGTTCAAAAGCATATTGTTCTTCTAAATAACTTGTTAGAATCATATCCATCTTTTCTTGGAGTGCCTCTATAATACCAGCGATAGTTTGTCTATTTAAACTTATCCATAATTTATGATAAGTATTAATTACTACTTTAGGTTCTTCTATTTCATTCTGAGATATAACCAAAGGTGGCATATCTTCAGCATCTATTATTCTAAATTCTACATTTACTTTACTCATATTAATTCCTTCCTTTCTTCTGATAATGACAAAGGGTGTTGAAAGAACGCCCCTACTGTTTCTCCATATTCATCGAATAATACTTCATATAAGTTCTCCATACAAAACTGCCTTGCTTCTTCAGTAATAGTATAACGATGACCCATTACAGTTTGTTCAAACAACCTAATACCCAGTTTATTAAACTGCTTTTTTAAACTATTACATAGTTTTCTAATTGCTTCTCTAATATCTAACGCTTCAGGGGGTTCATAATGTTCAAACATATACTTATATATGTCTGAAAAAACAATAGAACCTTCTGACATTAAAGCGTTTAAAACGGTCATTTCTTGAGTTTCTTCGACTGTGAACATTAAATAGCCTCCGCATACATACTAGATAAAACTATAGCCTCTCTTGTGTTTTTGGTGGCTAACATAGTCTCAAACCTGCTTAGGTTTCCGCTATGGTCTTTAACTACTGAATTAACTGCCATTTCAGCAACTATTTGTGCTAACTGTTGAGGACTACAAGTTACTAATAATTTAGTCATTCTGTCTTTAATATCATCTTGATATTGCATTTCACTAATGCAATCCCAACACTCTATTCTTTCCATAACATCATGTTGATAGTTAGGTACTAGATAATACATATTACCTTCGCACTTATCACAATCTTTACTCATTTATTCTCCCCATCCATTTCTTTTTTCGCTTCTTCCAAAGCAAGCATGTTAAACTCACCATTCATCCACAATCTAAGCCAATTTTTTTCGGCTTTACTGCACATTTCAATCGCTTTTACTGCTCTTGCTAAAGTATTCATTAGAAATCCACCTCGGTAGAAAAATTCATGATTTTCTTTTGATTCCAATACTGTAATGATAACATTGCGGCTATCAACAAATTATAATTCTGTGCTGATTGATTATCAGCAAACTGAAGCACCGTTTTATCATACATTTCTTTGCTAGTTGTTCTTTTATCTTCTACAACTTCACACATCTCTTTTTTCCATACAGGGCCATATTGTTCTTTTAAAACATCTATTATTGTTTCTTCTACTTTACTAAAACTCATTCATATTCCTCCTACTTCTTGTGAGCAAGTGCATTTAGCCCTTAATGTTCTAAGTGTATCAACATACACTACGGTTGATTCTGTATTATTATATCCTGCGGAAGCCCCGCAATCACATGTCATTCTATATTTATATTCCATATTTATTCCTCCTAATAATTTTTATAACTTTGCTCATTATAGCCACAATCTTTACATTGGACTCCTTCATAATTTTCTGTCTCCCATTCAAACATTGTTCCATTACAACTTGGGCATCTATATTGTTTCATTTTTATTCCTCCATTAGTGGTAAGGGGTATTTTCTTTCTTCTGCTGCATTATAAGCCCTTACATACTTATTATGCTTTATAGCAAACCAATTAGTGGGAAACCAATTAGGTCTGCGTTCTTCTCGTTTCCAATCCGCCATTTTCCATTTACCTTCAAGGTAATAGTGGCGATAGGATTTAATTACAAAATCCCACTCATCATCGAATGTATTTTTAATTCTGTATGAATCATCCATAGCAATAGTTACTGGAGTTAATCCACTAACAGGAAATTGATGAGCAAATACAGTTTCTTTATTATCGTGACATTGATGTAGTCTTTTATGTGAACCATGTTCTTTATCGTAGCGATAAGTGTATTCACGGCATAATGCACTTCCATGTGCATATAACCACTCAAAGTTAGCAATAGATTGCCTCGCCCAAATGGTTGAGGGGTGGTTTAGCATCGCTGGCTTCATTAATTTTGAGCCGGTGGCTTGATGAAAAGCCTTTAAATCTTTCAATTGGGGTTCTTTATCGTGTTCTTGAACATATTGCATGTAAAGAATGTTAGTATGTAACATTTGACATGTTTCAGTCGGCATCTTAATTACATGCTTGTCAATCATTTGCTGTGCTGATTCTTTGGGACACTTTGATAGTGCGAATATATTCATATTTTCATTCTCCTTATTGATATTTGATATGCATTGTAGTGCGGCATACCTAACGCATTTAGTTCTTTAAATATTTTTATTCTTTTCTGTTCTAAATCCCAACTGCGATTCAAAAACTCCGCTTTGTATTGTCGGTGGTTTCCTTTCGGGATTATATCTCTCATATACTTCTTCATAACAACCATCACATATTTTTATTAATATTTTATCTTCTATTTCTTTTAAGTCAAGAGTCTTAAACTCTACTAACATATGGTACTTAGCACCTAATCCACATATTGTGCATTTAGGTCTTCCTTTTTCTTTTTCTTTGACAACAAAGAAACTCTTTATCCATTCTATCATATCATCACCTAAAAAGGCGGAGGAAAAATAATTAATGCAAACTAAGAAGCACTACTCCGGCTGTGAAACCAAACATATTATTTTTAATGGAGAAACCCCCTGTGTAAGAAAAGAAAGCGAATACGAAAGTTACCTGACCTTTTACCGTTTAACGGATTTTCTTTCTTTTTACTCTATAAACTTACTATCAAATGGCCGTATGTTGCCAAGTGAATATCAGTTTAATTGGGGCCTTGGCCCACAATAAAACAAATTCTTCTTTGCTCTTGTAATTGCTACATAACAAATGTTATTCTCTTCTTTGCCTCCCAGTGGGTGAGGCATTCTATCAGTTGCTAGAATATAAACATTATCCGCTTCAAGACCTTTAGCCTTATGAACAGTAGATAACATTATCTCTCCGACATCAGGATTATCGAATACTCGCTTAATCTCTTCAATAATTCCACCAACTGTTGTTGCTTTATCAACAAAGATACTGATACAATCCTTCTTATCTTCAAGAGCAAGTGCTTGATTTACTTTATCCTGAGACATAAGACGATTATAATTAAAATGATAATCGGTCATAAATAAATCCCAAAACTCTTCAGACCCCATATTAGTGTTCTTAGTTACCTTTTGAACTGCTGTAATTAATCCTTGAGTCATATCTCTTCCTAGAATATAGGCTGATTTACCTTGACTAATTAAATCATAGAAAGCCCCTACTAATGGTGCATTATATCTGCATAAAACCATATCATTATGTTGAGGGCTAAATGGTGCTTTTTCTATTACTGCTCCATTAATAGCGTCTTTATGAGCATGGAAGTCTTTTACGAATCTATTCGCTTCCTTAACTACTGTGTTAGGACAACGCCACGAAATACTGAGAGGAAATTGGCTTATTTTCCTATCTCCTGAAGAAAGCCTGTCATAAAACATGCTAATTGAGTTACTATCTGCTCCACGGAATCCGTAAATTGCTTGGTTTTTATCACCAACAATTACACATCTGCCGCCATTAACGCATCTACTGATTAGTTCTCTCTGTGCTTCATTAAAATCTTGTGCTTCATCAACAAAAAGAATATCATAAGTAGGTAAAGGATAGTTATTTACCAATGGTAGCCATATCATATCATCGAAATCAATCAAATGAGTTTGGGTACGACATAGTGTTAGGATAGCAGGTATTGATTCTAATGCTATCTTTTCTTCTCTGTCTGATTCAAAGTTGATGTTATATTCATCTATTAGACTTAGAATAGATTTCGTATCTGTCCCATTAATCATGGAACCTTTAATTAGAGATACTAATTTCTTTAGTGGAGCAACATAATAGTCTTTACCAAGTAATTCTTTAATGATGTTATTCATCTTAAAGTTGTTTACTTTAGTTCTAATTCCTGCTGCTCTAATTGCAGCAAAACCAAATGCGTGAAATGTTTTTGCATCTACACCTTCTGGCAACCTTTTCTCTAATTCAGTGGCAATAGATTTATTGAAGGCTAAAAACGCTGCCTTTAAGTTGTTATCTATTCTATTTGCCCCTTCTACTATTGTAAAGGTTTTTCCTGTTCCTGCCCCTGCATTAACGAATACATGGTCATCTGTCTCTGTTATGGCTTCCCATATTGCTTGTTGTTGTGCTGTTCCTGTTATCATTCTTATTCCTCCTTATTCTTATTAATTGAATTTATTTACACACAAGGCGGGAGAAGGAGGAAACAATAGTCGGTAGGAGGTAGTGAAACCTTCTATTGTATTCATCGTTAATGCCCCTTTCCTCGACTTCTCCCATGTGTGTTAAGCAACCAATCTAATCTATTATCTAAGACAATTTCTGTCTTCCTCCACTAGATAAGTTTGGCGTTGTAAGCGAATATAATTTGTATTTGATTGAGTTAATGTAATTGATATTAATTAGTGTTGTTTGTGCAAATGTCTGTATTAGGCACTTGATTCACTAGGAACCACCGCCAGCCGTATAAGGTGTCGGGCCACCACGACAACCTTTGATTGAACAGACGGTAAAGATTCTTATTTGAACCATATACCGTAAATAATCCAAGAAGCCATTGAAAGAGTTATTGCTCCCCAAAATAGTCTTAATCTTAGATTGTTGATAGGGTTACATCTTTTCTTCAAACAATAAGTATTTGAAAGAATAACCCCTTTATGAATATAACTTTCTAAAAGGTGATTAGAGCCTTCAGCAATATCTACTCCGCATTTCTGACAAATCTCATCTTTGTCCGCTTTTAGATATACTTCTTCTATTAGTCTCATTTAATCACCATAAGTAAAAAAAAGAAACAAAGGGGGGCGAACCCCCCAATGTTTCGGCTTCACCATTTAAGGTGTTCTTAGTTATTAACTAAGCAAGCAGTTAATCGCTCTAACTTCACTCAGAAGATGGCAAAAGACTGTCAAGGGAACCATCCCAAGAACCATCCTTAAACATCTTTGATAGGTTATTACGGGTTCGCTTT